GGGAACGGGTGGGGATTTTTACTATTAAAGTTTGGAATATAGTATATAACAAAACGTTATGTAAAAGGCGCAAGCAAAGCCCGACGGGAAAGACCCGCCGGGCTGGCTTTTTGGGGGCTATTTTGCTGTGGAATTTTTCTGGCTGAAGTAGGCTTCCGAGTTCTGGAAGACCTGTCGGACGGCGGCTTTTTTGGCTGCTGTGCTGAGCTTTTTCAGGGCGGAAACCTTGGTTTCAGCGTCCGCGTCGGATGTGAGGATGTCCTCTGCATTTTGGTAATACTCCGCGATATAGCCGGTGTTGTAGGCGAAGTATTCCGCATAGCTGAGCGGGATGTCCTGATGGCCGACGCGTATGGACGTTTCAACTGCTTTGGGGAGGATGGACATATCGCCCGTTTCGACGGCGAGGGCTTTGAGCTTTTCGACGGTTGCGGACGTGTCTTCTGTCTGACGGTCAGACATGAATTGGTCGAGCATTTGGAGCATTGTGACCTTTGCCGTGCGGGTATTGGGGTCATTTTTGCTGCTTGCCTGAGAAAGCAGGCTGCTGGCGCGGCTGTAAAACGTCGCCTGAGCGTCGTAGAGCGCTTTTTCGGCTTGCAGTGCCTTGTTATCCGGGTAGGTTTTCGCCTTCGTTGTGATGGCGCTGCGCGCATCGTAGAAGCGGTTGGTGATATCCTGACTGTACACGCTGTCTTTGGTAAAGCCGAGCGTTGTGCTGAGGCCTTCCAGCGAGAGCGGGTTCGCCGCCTGCGAGCCGTTTACGGGGAAAAGATTCTGCTGGACGGTCTGGACAAAGCCGAGGCTTTTCAGCGCGTAGTCGATTTTCATCGGCGACCAGCCGAGCGCTTTGCCTGCCGCTTGGGCGAGCTTGGAGGTTTTGTCGTTGTACTGCTGCCATGCTTCAACGCCTTCGAGGTTCGCCGGAACGATGGGATTGCCGCGGTAGTCGATGTTGAGGATGGCGCCGAGCGGGGAGCCGATCCAGCCGAGGGAGTTGACCGCCGCGCCGAAAAACTGATTGCCGCCGTCTGTGCTGCCCATGCCGCCGGGGACGAGGTAGAGCGAATCCACAATTTTCGGCAGAAGCTGATCCATGCTGTAACCGGCGAAATCGTAGAGGGCATTCTCGTTATCGTAGAGTTCTTCTTCGACCAGACGGGCGGTCAGGGACGTCAGGATGCCGAGTTCACGCGGCTTGCGCACCGTGAAGAATTTTCCGTTGCCGATATAGATGCAGTAGGAGTTATTCTTCTGGTAGGTGGACAGGCGCGAATAGGCCTCTTTGGCTTCTTTATCGTCCGGGTCAAAGCCTGTGCCTGCGAGGGCTTCCAGCGAGCCGAGGACGATAGACGCAAGGGCGAAGTGCGTGAGACGCTTGGCCGCCGTTTCCACGCGAGACTGTCCTGCTTTACGGTCAAGACCGGTGAGATAACGGTACTCTTTTGTCAGACCTTGCAGCCCGGCATTGAAGAAGGGAACGACGCGGTTGATTTTCTTCGACCAGACGCCGCCGCGGGAGAAATCCGTCGTGATGTTGGCGGCACGGAACAGGGCTTCTTCTGCGGACATGCCTGCCTTTCGGCTGAGGACATATTCGTTTGCGCGGAGATACTGCTCGATGCCGCCGGAGAAGCCTTCCCACGCTTCGCCGGCTTTGCGTTTTGCCTGCTTGAGTTTCTGCACCGTTTGGGAGTCCTTGCTGCTGTCGAAGACGGCGTCTGTGTTGCCGGAGACGCCTTCGCCCCAGCCGCCGAGCGCGAAATATTCGCGCATGGTCTGGTCGCTGCCGGAGCCGGTGAACACTTCATTCCAGAACGGTTTTGTGTTGCGGGCGACTTCGGCAAGCAGACCGCCGAACTCTGATATGCTGTCCTGCGTCATCATGGCTGTTTGGAAGTCGCGCGCGGGGTTGGACGCGATGTTGAACGCCGGGTTCATGGTCGTGACGAACGACGTAAACTTCCGGTTCATTTTCGCAATAAATCGGGCGACCGGTCCGATGGTTTCCGGCTTCATCGCTTCGAGCGCGGCAAACAGCGTTTTGTCGTGGACATGATAGCTGACCTCTTTGCCGTCCTTAAAATAGCTGACGTAGTCGCCGCCTTTGCGGGCAACCTGGGTGATTCTGGTCAGGACGGACGGGAGGACGGTTTTCAGGATATCCTCGACTTCTTTCGCGTCGATGTCATAGCCGCGGGACGCGACTTCGGCAATGGTGTCTTTCGTGAGCTTTGCAGCGGCCTGATCGGATTTCAGCGTGTCGACCTTCGTCTGTTTGGGCGCCAACTCCGCCAGCCAGCCGAGACCTTCTGTGTTGTGGATAGACTGGAAGATCATGGCGCGCGCGCGGTTCAGACGCCCAGCCTGCACGGCGTTGTTGGTGAAGCTGATGATGTTGTCGAGAATCGGATTGACATCACGCGCGGAGCCGTACTGTTTGTGGACGACCTGACCGTCGCCGGACTTGCCTTTTTTCTTGCCGGAGACTTTGGTATCGTTTTCAAAAAAGCGGTTCATCGGGACGTAGTTTGGCGCTTCTTTGTCCCAGGTATCCGCCTGCTCCTTGGAGATCAGCCCAGTGCCGACGAGCCATGTATCCCGCACGTTTTTGACAAATTGGACGGTTGCTTTGGCCGCGTTCTGAATGCCGGGGTACTGTGCTTCTAGGCTGTCGAGCGCAGATCGCATGGTTGCAGCGGATTCTAGCGTCGGGTCGGCGAAGATCTGGACACCGCGGGTTTGGTCTTCGAGCGCGTGCTGAATGCCGAGGTAAGTGTTCAAAGCAGCTCTGTGCGCCTGATCGTCGAAATTCAGGTTGCCAGCCTTCATTGCTTCGACGAGACTGCCGCCGGTCTTCTGGCCATTGACGTCTGTGACGCCTTGCAGGACGCACTGCGCCGCCTGAGACTGTGCGTTGCGCGTGGCTCTGACGGCAAACTCAATATCGCGGCTTCCCGTGAGGTCGGCGACCTTTTTGGCGCCGTAGAGGTCGTCTGTGATGTGTGTCAGCCACCACTCTTTGGCTTGTGTGTATGTGTCTTTGCTTTTGAGCGCTTCGAGCTTGGACGTCTCTGTTGTCGTCGGGTTGAAGGCGAGACCGTATCTGGTCAGCGCGTCGCTGCCGAAATAGCGGTTTGCCTCCGTAAAGACTTCTTGCAGATTTTGCCACGTTTTGGTGTCAACCGCCGTTTGGAGGTACTGGGTCATGGCGGGGTAGGCTTTTGCGGCGGCATCAGCGTTCAGCATGGTTTCGCGGAAGAATTCTGCAAGACCTTCTACCACATGGAGTTGTGCGGGATAAGCCTGTTTCATCGCCGGAGAGAGGTTTCTTTCCAGCTCCGACCGGACGACGGGGTCTGCTTTTTTCAGCAGGCTGAACCGTTTATCCATGGCGTGACCGGCTTCATGCGCGAGGACGGGGAGGTCGTTGGTCTGGCGGACGTGAACGTTTTCCGACTTCGTCATAAATTCGCCGAGGGCGCTGCGCAGGAACATCTCTTTTTCCGCAACGGTTAGTTTCAACTTACTCTCTGTAAACTTCCGCAGATCAGACAGGGAACGGCTCTGCCCTTCGCCGGATTTTTTGGCGTCGCCCAACCACTGGTATGATGGAGAACGTACGACTGGCTTTTCCTGCGGCTGTGACGAACTCTGAGAAGCGTTTTTCGATTTGGCGGTATAAGTTGTCGGTTCGACAAACGCGCCGTTCTGGACGGCCTGTGCGCCCGAAAAGGACATTGCCTGAATGTTTTGTAATTCTGGTGTGCCGGAAAGGGATTTCAACTCGGCTCGCTGTTCCGCTTTTGTTTTGCCTTCGAGGTTGAGCCGAATCCCGGCGTTGCTGAGCTGCTGAAGGGCTTCCGGACTGGCGAGGATGGATTCTGCCTGCGAGTTGGTGAGCGTTTTGCCGGTTTTCAGGGTTTGCAGCGCGTCTGCTGTTTTGCTGGTGGGCTGGGCGGTTTGTGCGGCGGTTTGCGCGGTTTGTACGGTTTGTGCGGTTTGCGCGGCTTTGTATTTGGCGGGTTTGAAGGACAGTCCGTTTGCCGCGTCTAACTGCATGAAGCGGAGGAGATTGCCGCGTTCTACCGCCGTGAGCGGCGTTTGTTTGGCTGCCAGCTCTTTGGCCAGCCGGTAGGATTCGGCGCGATCGTCCATTTGAAGCGCCTGTTCGAGGATGGAGGACGATGTATGTCTGCCTGTTTTGGCGTCGCCGACGGCGTTGATCACCGCGCCGATGCCGGTCATGGCTGCGCCGGACAGTGCGCCGCCTGCGCCTGCGAGGACGATTTCACCGATGGTGTCTAAAATGGCCTGTTTGGACGCTTCTTTCTCCGACATGCCGCCGGACGTCTTATATGCTTCGACCTTCTGGCTGAGCTTTGACAGATCGCCCATGAGAAGATAGTCGGTCACGGCGTTTGCCAGCTCTGTGGCCGCTTCTTCCTGCGCGTTTGTGAGCGCGGATTTTGCCACATCGGAGACGATTGAGCGGAGGCTGGAGCGGCCGGTCGTCCGGAGTGCCTTGACTTCGGAGAGGCTGTATTTTTCAAACAGCCCTTCAAAGACACCGGCGAGCAGACCGCCTGCGAGCGCCTGTTCATCTGAGCCGCCGCGCGCTGCGATGTCTCTTGCCGCGGAAGCGCCTGCGCCGGTTGCGAGGATGGCTGCGCCGAGATCGGAACC